TGATTACGTGAAGGCAGAGGGTAGCGGTAGATTGGTAGAGGGTAGAGACTAATAGTGTTTGCAACTAGAACTAAATTGAGCACTTGGCTAACCAATTGGATCAGAGGAAACAAATGGGAGCCAGAGGTTGAGTTCGTGCCTATTGGTACGAAGTGGTTGAAGTAACAGTTATGGGCCGGTGGTTTTTCTCATCATTCTCCGCCGGCTCTATTTTTTAAAGGAGAGATATGAGTAGAGGAATAAAAGCTGAATATCAGTGTTATCAAATTTGCATTTCTGAAAGAACCAACGAGCACGAATGCAACGTAACGATTACAGACCCAAAGGGTGAAGAAGTTTCCTGGTATTGGAGTGACGGTTTTTTAGAAGGCCACCTTAAGGAAGCAATGGAAGCGGTAGATAAAGCTATAGACGACCCCGAGTGGAATGGGTGGGTCAATAATGGTGGACCTATTTAAAAGGAGATACATGAGACAAAGTAAACCAGTACCCGTATACCAAATAGATAGAAAAACTGAGTCTATCATTGAGGAATACGAATCAATTAGTGAAGCATCAAGAAAAACAGGTGCAAATGAAACTTCAATACATCATGTGTTGAATGGAGTTAGAAACCATGCTGGTGGTTTTAAATGGGAAAGAAAGAATGACTAACGATTTGACAATGACAATAACCTTCGGGAATATTACTGTTGAATATAAACTTGAAGAGGAATGCTGGACTATATGCGACCAGATGATGCTCTTTGAAGAGGAACTTCAAGACCTATTGAAAGCAATTAATTTTATCAAACAAATAAAGGAGCAAAACAATGTTTAAAACAACTAAAGATGGGATTACATATAGCCTTAGACATGTTGACTTTAAAGACTTGAAACTCAACACTGAATATTTTATAGGCTTAAATGATGAGCCTGTTTTCTCTGGAGTTGCCTTTGGGTGCATGACACTGTCCTCTTATCCTGGTCAACTTCAATACACTTTTGAGGTTACGGGTGGGTATGGATTAGAAGTTGGGGCCATGAAGCAAGTCAACGAAAATGATGTCTTCATGGTGTCAGAGGTGGTAAACAAAAAGGAGCAAAACAATGGAAATACTAGCAACAATAGCAACAATAGCCAGAGACTATGACCTACTCATAGGCTGTATCTTTGGCATGATCGCAAATACACTAATTAGAAAATACGGATAAGGAGAAACAACAAATGATTGAACTGATAACCTATATAGGAATGGTCTTCACTGGCTTCATACTAGGAGCAATAACAATGTACTACTTAATATTCCACCTGGAGGATAAATACTATGCCGAAAATTAGAAAAAAACACGAGGTCGAAAAACTCGTCGATAAAGGAATGGTCTCAGTAGGTAGAGGAGAAGAAAAACACTCCATGATACAAGCTGGACTCGCGAAGAAAATATACAACATGTACCATGAGAACCTTCCACTCTCATATATCAAAAAAAACACTGGGTTGCCAGTGCTAATCATAAAAAGAACCATCAAAAAAATCAAAGAGGCAAAGCATATCAACCAATATTGCAGACCCTGGTCAGATTCAACCAAAAGAGTATGGCAAATGCTTAGAAAAGAAGAACTGCCAAACAATTGCCTGAGAATCACATTCGCCAGCTCAAACTCTAGAGGAATGTGGGCAAAGGAAGACTCACATGAGAAACATGTGGATAAATGCAATTTTGAGTTCTGGTCCGAAGACCTCAATGCTTATATTCTTAGAATATGCACAACGAAAGAAGCCTTCGGGGATAAATATGAGGCATTACCATTAGAAGAGATCCTCGACAACCGTACAGTGCTTTTCCAACAATCCGAACTCGCTAGAAATTAGAGTGGCCTCCAAGGCAAGGGTATGTTTTGTTTTTATTCTTGCTTTGTTCCGTTTTCTCTCTCTTTTTCACGCTCTCTCGCTAAAAGCTTCGAGCGAAAAAGAGAAACTATGACACCGAGAAAGGTATGTAACTAGGAATAAGTACTAGGACTAATAGTCCGGCCTCCCGGTTGTCTTGGCCTCGCGATGTTTCTATATATTAGGTAGAAACTAACTTCTTGTCAAGAGCTAACGTCAAATCTTTATCTTTGGATTGTCGTTATCTGGAAGTCACCATTCTCGGTAAGAAGTTTCTCATTCTTGGTATATTAATGTTGACTTTTGGTATGTCTAATGATAAGGTTTTACTATGCAATTCACAAAACAAGCAATCATACTCTTAAGGGATAAATACTCTTTCAGCAAAGCTGAATGGCGAGTACTATTCGCAATTGGTGCTAATTACCCTCACCCTAAAAGCAGGAAACTCTTGGTTGAATCTGTCTCACAGGTTAGTTACTCCAGAGCTATATCCGCACTTCAATTTCTAAAGGATATAGGGTTTGTAGAAGAGGATGACTTTGAAGTAAGGTTTAATCCAATTTATATAAAAGTAGAGGACTAATTAATGGGTACTGTGAATAACAATCAAAAGGCCAGTGGAGAACCTGGTCAATTAACTGCGATTAGCAAAGCTGCTGTCCAAGACTCCAGAGTCTCTGTAATGGCTGAGGACTTTGGGATCGTTGGCACTAAGGGGACTGAGTCTGAATATAACTTTATACATGCCCTACTCTTAACCGATAGAGAAGCTTTCAATAATGTCGTCGGATGGATGGAGCCACAGTTCTTCTTATACCCGCCCTTTGGGCAACTGTATAAGGCTGCTAGACAGCAATACAAAGAAAACCCTGCCATCTTAAGGTTAGATTTAAGAGCACTAAGGAAGGCTAGTAAATACCTAGAGCAGATGGATGACGATGAGTTTGAGGAGATGAACGACCTTACTATTGACACCCTAACCACAAGGGAGCCAGATGAACTAGTGGTTGAAGGGCGCAATGTTGTTTTCTGGCATCACATCTCCCAGCTTTACGGCAATATGACAAAGTGTTTCTATGACGGGGTTAATGACGATACCTTTAAAACATTTGAAGCTATACATAGAGAAGCAGTTGTCTCACTAAATAAAGAGAAAATACCCCTCTATGATGCTGGTGATATTGCATCTGAGGTTGCTAGGGAGATTAGAGAGGGAGAATCTGAGACATTCATGACGACTGGTATAGCACCTCTTGATAAGAAAATCACTGGAGTCTTATGCCCATCTATCACAACCCTTGTTGCTATGTCTGGGCAAGGTAAAACAGCCTTGGCTCTACAAATGTTAATGCAACAGGCATTCGATGATCCACAATCCCTATATATCTACTTCTCTAGAGAGCAATCCACTAAAGAGCTTTGCAGGCGATTAATGCAGCATCAAACAGGAGTTAAAGTTAGCGACCTTATTTCTGGTGGACCAGCAGATCAAGTTGAAACTTCAACAGGCTTTATTGACAAAGAGACAGCGATGGAACTAGTCGAAAGATACGAGAAGTTTAGACCACTGCCATCTAACCTTAAATTCTGTGATACTGGCTTCACATCCATTAATGATATTGAGCCTAAAATTATCAACTCCCAAATGGAGACCGGGCTACCCACAAAAGGGATTGTCATTGACCACTGGCATTTATTGAGCTTTGAAGATGAGGTTAAGCTAGGTAAAACTGTTGCTCAAGAATCAGCGGCAAGGCAACTAATGGACACGGTTAAAAAACTGGGCATTCATTGCTTCACTTTAGTACAGGCTAGAAAACAAGCAACCGGAGAAAAGAGAATCGTCCTTACTGGTGATGACATTAAAGGGTCTGGAGCTGTTAAAGAAGTATCCTCTCAAGTCTGGATACTCCACAACCCACAGCCAGAGGGAGACCAAGAAAGAGAGACCTTTGTCAACATTGACAAGTCAAGGCACATGAGAGCTGGAGATACAATAATGATGAAATTCGATGGAATTAAAGGGAAATTTGGATATGCTTAGTCCTATCAGTATTAATGCCGAATGGGTCAGTAAGCCATCAAGAGACATGCTAGCCAAGCATTCTCATGACTTCCACCCAACACAGGTCACATCAGATGACCTTATAAATCTAATCCAATCATGTGGTTTCGCTTTCTGCTCTGTCTACAGAGGTAGTAAACGAAAGAATGAGAACTTCGTGGAAACAGGCTTCCTAGCCCTTGACTTTGATGATTGTAATTTGAAGAAGTATCAATATGATGAATACCTTACTAATTTTGCTTCCTTCATCTACACAACTCCAAGTCACGAAGAAACACCTCATAAAAATAGATTCAGGGTTGTATTTGAACTGGAAGAACCTATCGAGAATGTCGAAGAGTTCAAACTTGTAATCTGTGAGCTATTAAAGATGTTCCCTGAAGCTGATCCTGCTTGTAAAGATCCAGTGAGAATCTTCTTTGGCTCCCTTGACTGTAAAGTCATTAAACTGGGGGGAACTTTCCCTCGCTCAGAGGTACTAAGACTTATGGCTAAAGCTGGTAAGTTTAAACTCCCTGAGAGTCATAGTTATGAGGCTAAGAGTTTCAAGAAGACTGATGATAAGAAGATCAGCTACGAGGAAGCCAAGAAAATGCTAGCTGGAATACCGGCAGAACCTGGCTATGATGTCTGGAGAAACCTATGCTGGGCTATAGCTGCCGAATTTGGATATGAGGGTATGTCATTAATACAGAACTGGAGCCCTGACAATAAGCACAATGGTAGACACCTGCAAACCTTGTTCTCTGGGAATAATGGGTCCTTTGGTATTGGCACCCTCATCTATTACTATAAGTTCTATAACCCTTGATATAATAAAGGAATGACATTCCTAGCACCTGGCGCACGATTTGAGTTCTCACTACAAGATAGAGCTTATGTAGGTCAGTTTATGAGCTGCCAAATGGTGGGCAAAGAAGAGTTCCTGAAGATCAAAGTGGCAGGTCATGAAACCCTAATTAACCCAGCTCATATAGCAACAATCATTAAAGAGTCTGCTAGAGATATGATAATAGAAGACATGACAGCTGAAATTTCTGATGATTTTGAAGATTAACAATATTTAACTAAAATATTGTTGTTATATGTTAGCTTACCACATCTTTGTGGTAAAATATTCTTGAGATATAAGAAAAAGGAGTCAATTATGTCTAAAACAACAGAAATAATAATCAAAATGGAAGAGGCTAAGGATCGTGGAGATCAAGCTACTATCGACAGACTAGAGGCTAAATACCCTGGTTTCTTCGGTAAACCAGCAGCTGAGGAGCTATCTAATGAGTTGCATCCTCTATTCAAGGACATCACATCAAGCATACTGGGGGTGAGCCATGACTGAATATATGGAAGCATCCGTTGAGCGAGCTAGAACTAAAGAGGAACAGAAGGCTGACTATCAAGCAGCTGTTGAACTGGAGCGTGGTGAAGCGTTCAGAATAGACGACCTACAGAAATGTGAGTGGTATATGGGGAAGATCAACGGCTATAAAAGAGAGAGGGAAGCTCTTAAGAAGAACTATGAAAGACTGAAAGTTCAACTGGAGAATAAGGAGGAATTCCTCAAAGCTCTCTATGAATATCAGTTTCTGGAGACAATAAGAGAGTTCATCCCTGAAGGCAAGAAGTCTGTAAACACCCTTAAAGGGAAGTTTCAACTTCGACACAGGAAGGCTGGTATCAAGGTAGTGGAAAAAGACAGGCTACCAGAGGATTTCTTTAAAGAGAAAATCTCTACAGTACCTGATACTGATAAGATCAAAGAGGCATGCCTTGAGCATGGAGAGATGGTCCCTGGTGTTGAAGTAATACCAGAGGGCGACGCACACTATATACAGGAGATATAAATGGATAACCCACTAAATCTAGAAGAAAACAATAATATGAGAATCTGGGATAAGGTCGAAAAGACCGATCCTGCATTTACTAAGTATGTCAACATGAGAGGTGGTTTTACCTCTATTGATGCAATGTATAGGGTGAAGCTAGCAACTCAGGAATGGGGGCCGTATGGCTCCACCTGGGGTGTTAAAGATCTAAACTTTGACTACATCAGAGGGCCTAAAACTGCTAAGACTGAGGAGGGGACAATTGTCCTAGAAGACGCTATACTAGGAGAGGCGTTGACCGCTACGTTCTATTATCCAAGTGGTGAGTTTGAGCTAGGAACGGACCTGAGACCTCTCGGGGATGATTCAAGAAAGAAGCTCCTAACTGATCTAACCACCAAGGCACTCTCTAAACTAGGCTTTAATGCTGATGTTTATATGGGGACCTTTGAGGATGATAAATACGAAGAGGGCAAAGATAGTACTAGTAAGAAGGAAGGACCATCTAAACCACAAGTGAAGATGTTCTAAATAGAAAAGGAAGAAGAAAATGAAAATAGCAGATATAGAAATAGCATTAACTAGAGAGACTAGAGGTGATAAGGCAGTTTGGGCTGGCTTCATCTTATACAAAGACAAGCCGGTTGAACAGGTCATTGGATGGGAATTCCCTAAAGATGGATCTCGTAATATACATGCTGGTGCAGCATTAAATGAAGAAGGATCTAAGAAAGAGAAGGGCGAAGGTCCTGATCATGGATGGATCGATATCGGAATACTGCCAGCTAAAGGACATAAATTCGTCAAGTTATATAAATTTACAGCATTTGGTTTAGAAGCACCAATGCAAGGTTGGATCTTTGATAAAGAAGGAACTCCATGCGTCAAGCTAAGACTTGATCAAGGGACTCTTGACTACTACTCAAAACCTGAAACAGCTGAGAAACTAGCTGAAAGAGGTAAAGAGTTGCCAATCTTTAGACTAGAAGTACCAGGAACATTTGATCTTGAAACTCTTGAAGAGTATCAACGTGGGCTTGGAGATGACTACCAGAGATGGTATGACAAACACTTCAAGAAGACAGCAGATGGTTCTATCAAGGCTTCAGCAGCTAAGCCTAGGTTTCTTTCTACATAAGGTTTGCCGCCATGTTTAGAGAATACGATCACGAAAAGAGTCGGCATCGACTGCAGCTTCGGCATGCAAGTCGTACATACACGCCTCCTATTAATGTGAATATTGATACGTCAGAATATGTAGTGGATTACACTAGTAAACTCACTAGGCGTAAAGCAAGAGACAGATATCATACTCAAGCGATGAGAGAATTTAGGGTTAGAGGTGAAGTTTTTACCTTTTTGGCTCCTATCTATTATGGTCAATTCAAAATCGCTAAGTCTAAATTCTGGAATAATATTGTGACCATTCGAGACTTCATTGAAAATGAAATGGATGATCCAGAATTACATCTACTTGAGTATGATTGGCGGCTTCATAATCTGGGGAAAACCCCCATCAGAATGGGCATTAATAGAGCTGGTTCTGTAAAGCACAAGAGGCATAGTAACCCACCAGCTGAGTTTGAGACCATCCTACCTAACACATATGACTATAGTTGTCGGCCGTATGAAAGACTCAAACAAGGCGACAGGATAGCTATTCAAACCTTTAAAGGGCATACACAATTAGAGCTGATATTAACAAAAACGCCAAGCCATATGACCATCATAAAGAACCATAGACAAGCAGATGCCCTACGAAAAGGTACTAAGAAGCAACTTAATGAGTATCTATCTGACCTTGAGCTCGGGCTTGAGTAAACTCGTTCAAGTAATCTGTTAGGTCATGATTTGACTGTAAGTTATAGTTGCTAAATATTCCAACATTAGCTTTATTAACTAGCTTGAAGAATCCTTTCGTCAACTTGGAACAAACCTTGTCATTAGGAGAGCTACAGAACATGAAGTTCACAACTGAGAAATGCTTTATGAACCTCTTCAAATGATTGAGAATGAATCCTCTTAAGAAGCCAATGAAGAAACCAACAGGAGAACCGAAACAATAGAAGTCATGGATTCTAACCTTACTACTCATGACCATTGTTGTCCCTAGACTATGAGCTAAGACTGAAACCTCGTATCCTTCTCCCTGTAATGCTTTTACCCGATCTCTAATCCTGCGACAAATAGCTTTCCTCTTATTACTAAATGGAGTCACGTAAAATTGAATTACATCTCCGTACTTATCCCAAATTTTATTTCGCCTCCAGAATAACAAAGGGTTCTTTTTGCTTCGATCATAGATACCTTCTGTATCAATGACCTTGATTTTGTCAAAAGAACTTGTATCAAAGTTGCTCTGCAAGACCTCATCTTTAATATATTTACCCTCATTAATACCTTGTACCAATAAGAGTGCTTTCTTTGGTTTGAACATCTCCGCCTCCTGCTCTCTCCTATTAATCAAGCCTTGTATTGGCTGACCATTAGATCCATAGATCCATCTGCCAAACTCAGCATGTGCCCCACTGTAATCACCAGCATTAAGTTTTCTCAACATTGTCGATTTCTTAAATGCATTAACTCCCACGTTGTAAACAAAAGAGCAAAGTGCATCAAATGCAGGCTGAGTTAAAGGAACTGTTACTAAGTCATTGATTGCCTGTTCAAAACCATCCAGAACGGCAACCATAAGCCTCTCAGCTTCTTTTTTTGTGATTCGATCACCCTCTTTAACTGGTTCGCCATTTGTATAAACTGTGTTGCCATAGCCTATTGTCCAGATACCAACAACATCTCTGTAAGCGTCTCTTTTGAACCCTTCAAACTCTTTAAGCTTCTCTAATCCCTTGCTGCTTATTAGCATTTTTCACCACCTCTCTTAAGGACAAATGACAATAAATCAAAAAGATCAGAGATTAACCCTTTTTTTGGCTTATATACACTCTTTTCTCTGTGAATCCTATTAAGAGCTTCTCGAGTCATTAATCGTTGCCTTGCCTCTTTAGCTCTCTTCTTTATAGACAACTCTGGATTGTCTGGTGAAGGTAGAACTAGTGCTTCGGCTTTCATAACTCATAGTTTACTGATTAATGTATCTAATAGCCCTATCACTTCAGCCATCATGGTTGCATCAGTTGTCACATCAACATTGTCTTTCTCTTCTTCAACAATGTCTTTCAATAACTCTAATGATTCTTTGTCAACAATACTTCCCTGTCTACCAAGGATGGCTCTTAAAACGTCACCTCTAGGTGATGTGCTGATCCAAGTTTGTATTTCATTTGAGTACTTTAAGAATAACTTGGAAGCTGTTAGTTCGTCAAGGGATATTGTCCCAGGTCTTGGTTGTTGAGAAAGGAACAACCTTTGATTTATTTGAGCCAATTGCTTCTCAATTCGCCCCTTGCTACTAAATTCACTGCTATCTATTGCCATATCAATTATTCCCTATAAATACCCACGTATCATCATTGATGGTTCCACCTGTCTCTGCACCAGAACTCAAATCACCAGACTCCATATTTGTCATAGTCCCATCATTTGAGTTTGAGGAACTGTCAGTCAAAGTTGGATAAGTGTCGCCATCCCCACACCTCCACCAAGCTTGTAAACTTCCGCTTGCTGGGTGTGCTGACAAATCAATAGGCGCACCGCCCATGTACACTTTTGCCATATCAATAGCACTCAATTCAGAATCCCACAATGCGATTTCGTCTAAAGAGCCTGTGAAAAAATCTCTCACAGACAAAGAATTTGAAGCTCCTATTAATAGAGAAAGGGAACAGTCATAGATTGTAGTCATAGCCGTATCTGCAACCTTTACTACACTTGTATCTTCTACCCCATCTACATATACCTTTAGGTTATTAGCACCGTCATAAGTGAAGCCAACTTGATGCCATGTGCTATCAAAAACATCTATACTCGTACGATATTTTTTTGCATAAATCGTGGAGTCACTACTCGGGGCTAGCCAAACTTCAATCTTGCCACTGCTGTCAACAAAGCGCAAGGAATACTCCCCATTAGAGCTGCCGCTACGACTCATTGGTGTCCCAGGACCAGATGCGGCATTAACCCAAATTGAAACAGAAAAAGCACCCGTTATACGAATACTAGAATCATTCCCGCAATTAACATACTCATCCGTCCCACCAACTGCCAGGTATTTATCGTTCGTGAGAGTTGTACCCGTGTTTGTCTGGTATTGTAAAACAATATTGTCGTTTGCGGTTGATACAACCAAGTCAGTTGGGGTTCCCTGTATCTTAGCTCCATTAGAATCAATGGTGAGATTATTTGTATCAAAGGATGAGGAAAAGTCCACAAACTCAACCTTGTCCCCGCTGCTAGGAGTCGCCTCCAATGTAGCAGTAATTGCACCACTGTTGGTGTCCACCATATACCTAGTGTGGTTAGTAGTCGTAGCAGTTGCCGAAAAGCTTGTGCTCTTATATTCTGTAACCTCTGGTGCATAGCTCTTTATAATCCGCCAACCCGTTGTTGCATCCCCGGTATAAACAATACGATACATTACCTGTATAGTTAAAGAGCCGTTTGCATCCACCCCATCAATCTTCTCGCCTGAAGCTGCTTGTAATAAATCTATATTGGTAGAGCTGATATCAAATCCATCACCAGCCATAACAAAGAACTCATTACCTACAGTAGGAGTATCAATCATCGTGATATCAAGATCCGCGGTCAGTAAATATTTACCACCATCCTCAGCTGTAAAGTCTATAGCCTTCTCTTCCCAAGTATCCTCGTCATCTAAACTAGCCCATGTACCATCAGCTTTTAAGAACTTGTTACGCTCAGCGATAACAGGTTTTGGAACCATGCCTGCAACACCATCAGTACTTGCAGTAGCACCGGTGAAAGTGAGATCATCAAAATCTTCACCACCTGAAATAATTTGAGCTTGAACATACTCTTTATTAGCAACCTCTTTAACAGCTGTTGTGCCACCATACTTGAGTTTACCTGTTCCACGAGCTGTATATATAGTGTCCTGGTTATCTCCTAATGCAGTAATAGAATTAACCTCTATTCCAGGATCACTAAATGTCTGCAAAGCTGAAAATGTATTTGCTTGATCCTTCTCAGCAACACCAGTACTAGAGCCATCACCTTTGAGAGTGGTGATAACATTTGTTAAAAATGTGATCGTCTGATCATAATTGGCATTTATTTCAGACGCATCAATGTTATTACCAGATCCATTAGAGAAATCCTGCCATTCACTACCTGAGGGTGTTGTTAAATCACTGATTGCCATACTTACTCCATTATACTATTGATTCTAAAGCTGCTTGATTCGTTTATTAATACGTTTCACTTGCCCCTTACTGAGCTTTATATCCAACTTCTTGCGCATTGTATAGTTCTTTCTGATCATGGCATCTGCTGCCTTCTTCTTATTCCCCTGATAAGACTCTTCAACAATAAGGGCGTACATCTTCTGGTCATAAACTCCCTTCAAAGTCAAACCTGCAAAAGCACCAGCATTAGCCTCACCTGTCATCTTACGAATAATACCAGCCTCTCTTGGAGTAGAGAAGAAATTGCTTACGATAGCTTCTACCTTGTCGTCTGTTGTCTCTAATGACTTCTCGTGACCCCAGAACGTGGTTCTCTCCTCAGCTAGATCCACCATAGCAACACCCATATTCTTAACCGTTGTTGCACCAATAGGGTATCCATTAATGGATAAAGTGCCACCAACACTCTTAACCCTTAAACCACCTACCTTGAAATTGATCGGTGGAAATCCAAATGAACCACCATATGCAAGCAATGCTCCACCCAATTTAATTAAATCCCTTGGGTCATCCTTATCATCAACAGCTTGAGCGCCAGTTCTAAGAAGACGCTTACCTTCTTCCACGATAGGAATCTGTCTTGCTGCCTGATCAAAACTAATCTTGCCTTGCAAAGCACTAGCTATCGGCGTAAAGAAATCAAAAAGCCCTTGTCTAGTGGTTAGATCTAAGTGACCAACTGCCATAGCAGTCTTTAAACTTGGCACAGCATCTAGCATGATTTGAGTCTCCACTAAACTCTGACTCACATGAGGATGGTTCTCCTCCATGTAGTTTCTAACTGTTGCAGGAATAAACAACCATGGCATCTGACCACCCATGATCATTGTCTTACTAGTCAAATACCTAAGCATCTTACCTGTCGCCTTGACTCTTGATTGTCCCTTACCAGTTGCAACATCTCTAAAGAGCTCTGTAACAAAACGAGTCTCCCTAAAACTATGATTCAAAAATGTAAATGGTGCTCTCGCTAAAGAATTATTGTCAATCCAAGATCTATTAAGATCGATATTGGTGAACATCGTCTTCATGATTGCCTTTCTAGCAGTACCAATCACATCAGTTAGTTCATCTAGGTTACCTCTCTCTAGCAACTCTTTAAACTCTTTCTCTCTTCCCTTGAAGCGTTTCTTGATAGCAGCAACCGCTGTCACTGACTGCATGAATGCCTCTGACTGAGCAAACATATCCTTAGCTCTATCTATAACTTCTATTGAATGACGCCCCTCAAGATCCAGTAGATCCAAAGCGCCACTCAATGCTCTTTCAGGTTTAATACCCATCGAGTCTAACAATGGTTTAAACAGAGAGCTCTCTCCCTTCATCACCTCTGCTATACCATCAGCAACAGCAGAATAACCAAACTCAGTACCAGTGATGTTCAATAACTGAGTCATGTTGTTCATCGTAGAAGATGGGTTATTACTCAACACCGCGCCATAAAAATTGTTACGAAATGAGTCAACAATATTATCAGCTATCGTTCTCTCTCTCATGTCTGAGATATTGTCCATTAACTGTCTTGCTGCTCTACCAACAGTGGTCTTCATCTCAGGATCACCAGATAGCACATCAGCTGCCTTGACATAAAGCTGCCTATCTAAACTCTTTCTAACCGCATGCTGATACCTAAGAACCGCCTCTAAGATTGACACCTCTTCTCCTGGCTTCTGACTAGTACGCTGCTTCTTGAAGAATGCTTCTGTAATCTTAGATATTTTCGTCACCTCGGCTACATCAGTACCCTCAGCAGCCATTTGCTTCAATATATCTGTGACCTTGGATTGAAACCTTGGGAAATAATTCTTCAAGAAGCGCTCAGGTTCAAGCCCTACTAACAACGCACCTTCTCTAAATGTCTTTGATAGACCCTCTAGGAAATCCAGGGACTCCATTCCATACTTCTCAACAAGTGAATCAAGACCAGCTATACCAGAGCTGCCTGTCTCTTCAATAATCTCTCTGTAAGTTAAAGACTTACCACCTTTTGGATTTAATCCAATTAGCTTATCAGCTTCTAATTCTTCACCCAATAACTCGGCTACCTGTCTATCAAAGTCACCAACCTTACTACCCTTACCAAGAGGAACCTTACCTTCCTCTACCATCATCAATAGCTTTGTAACCTGCTCCTGGAATGGCTCCATGGCGATAGTCTTAATTCCGTCATGTTCAATAATGGAGTCTCTAAAATTCACCCTGTCATCTGCTTTGTAATTAATCTCAAGCTCTTTAATTGCTGCTTTGATTGACTCCTGACTCTCTGGATCCTTTGCTTTTTTTAAACTCTTTTGTAATTGCTCTAATTCACTCAAAAAATTACGGTCAACTTCCAATAGTTCATCGTTTAATCTAGTTACCGACCTTCTAAGATCCCCCAACCCCTTGATATCTGTAAAGCCAAATGGTTTCTGAGTTTGCAAATTCTCTTTAATCCGCTTTGCTTTTGTCACCATCTTGCAGCGGATACCTGGGATAGCGACAGATCCAACAGCGCCAACTGCAAGGCCGCCTAAGATGCCCTTACTGAGCACATTAGATACTTTCTCGTTGATTGCTATTACATCTTCATTAACCATCAGGAACACCTCTTCACTTTGATTCTTTCTGGGTTTTGCGTTTCAGCCAACTGAAGAATTTCGCTTTTACCATCTTCTTCCCTAAACTTTTTAAAATCTTGCTCCACATTATCATAACTAACCTTTTGTTTTGCCGTATCCAGATCTTGTTTTCTATGAGCTTTCTCATTCTGAATTTTTTCAAGAGCCTGAGTTTTCGCCTCCGCTTCAACCAGATCCTGCGTCTTCGTTCCAACAGGTTCGCCTCGTGACTCCAGTTCGTATATCTCGTCATTCAGTCTCTGAGCCTCCATCTCTGATTTAACTTTAGCAATCTCTATATCTCCCTTACGCATTGACTTTAATGTCTTCTGCTCGGCCATTAATATCTGTTTCTTCTGAGTATCTAACTGGGCTGGATTAATTTGATTCTCACGAGCTATATCATCAAGCTTGCCAATAGCCTTCCTCGTCTCAGGGAGCTTAGCTCTTGCATTCAATGAACGACTAGACTCGGGAACAACATCCCCGCGTGCTTCTGCTTGTCCCTTTCTCAAAGCTTCTAATTCACTATTAACTTTTTTGAATGCCTTGGTTCCCTTCTTGCCTTGAAGCCCAAGATCAACCGCTTTTCTTTCCAGTGAAGTAATTGCTTCTGAGATAGTCGAATCAGCTTTACTTAACCTCTTGGTGATACCAGGCGCTACATCTAGTGCCTCTTCAATAGCCTGAGACACTTCCTGTTTAATATCCACATCAACACCACGGATATCATCTAGAACAACATCACCCTTACTAACAGTTCTAGTACCTGATGGAGTCTCAATCTTAATACCACCTTTGGAAATAGATTTAATCTTACCTATCCCCTGCTTTGTATTAATAAACTCACCCTTCTTAAACTGACCACCCTCTAAGAATGAATCTGTCTTCTTGCGAGCTAAGCCTTTGAACAACTGGTTTCTACCCTCTGCTCTAACATTGTCTAACTTTGCTATCTGCTTATCAAGTCTATCAATCTGCTTCTCTAATTTAGAAGTACTCTCTCCAGTACCAGATGATTTAACATCATCCACATCAGCTTTTAAACGACTTCTCTCTTTAAGAAGTTGTCCTTCCTTAGCAGATACCTCTGCATCTAGCTCATCAACTTGTCTAGATAGCTGTGCCATCTCCGGATCTTCTTCCAGAATTCTAATCTCTTCCTCAGTGATTTTCGGTTGCTCTTCATCTAATCTTCTTAGGGCTACTTCCCCCTCCTCGCTAAAACCATCCAATAACTTAGCTCTACTTTGCTCAACTAAACTCTTTTGAACCTCTTTAGGTTCTCCCTTTGCTTTGCTCTCCTGGATCCTTTGGATTGTTTCCTTCTCAATGATCGCATCTTGCTTCTGGATACCAGCAGTCGCTGCCTCCATTGTCTTAGCTTTAAGGTTCTTCTTACCTGTTTGAACTGTCTCTAAAGCACCTGCTGCATATCTCTTGACAGCTTTGCCCATGTCTTTAACACCTTTGAGAAAACTCTTACTGAGACCTAGTGCACTACCCGCAAAGAAAGGCAATTGAGTTAGGCTATAAGCGAAGCCGAAATCAACACCCAAGTTTAATGCTAATTTACCAGGATCAACATTTCCATTCTCATCTAAACTAGCCTCAATACTCAAAGGTAAACCAGCAAGCATGTTCCCTGAACCCGCAATAAGCCCCATACCTGTTGAACCAATCCCTTTGCTAAGAACACCCATCATGGCTTCTTCCGTGTAACCTGCGCGCTTACCCATCCTCATTAATGCTTCTATGGCACCCTTGCCTTGAATGCCGAGTTTACCTGCACCCATCATCTTGATAGCTTGATTTGAAATAGCTTTTTCAAGAGCATTAAGACCTGTAAGATTTAAACCTTGAGCGACACCACCAATATAAAGAGGAGCTGCAACAATACTCTCCCACATCTGCCCCTTCTCAAAGAAGTCCTGAGCATTCTTCATATCAGTAGCTGCTTCAGTTGCAGTACCAACTTGATTGGCAATATCAGCAATACCACCACCAACAACTTTAAAAACTGAACCTAATGCCTCTCTACCACCCTCAAGAGAGAAATTCTTCTTTACATCTTGCAAGGTTGGAGTTCTGTTCGTTCCCTCAACCAAAGAGCCAATAACTTCATCATCAATCTTCTTAGTTGGATTGGCCAATTCATCTGTCTTATCTCCAAAGATTGGCTGTAATCCTGTCTCATCTTCAGGTGCTATCTTCTCACCAATAAACTCTAAGAAACGACCTGCTGGCTCAACTATATCTACCGTGCCACCAACCCTAGAGAATGCCGCTTTCTCGGCAAGACCTGGGTCAACCGCTTCAAAACCCAGCTCAGCAGTCTTAGCTTCACCACGCTCTTTAATCTGTTCTGGAGCAGTCTCAAGGAGATCTCCTTCATTAAAACTCTCTGTTAAACCAAAAGCAAACCGTTCAAAAGGCGACACCGTATCCTTTAACCCAATGAGACGCGGATCACTTCTCCTTATCTGCTCAACTTTACTTGGCTCTTCTTGCTCTGCTGCCAACTTTGCCACAGCCTCAGCTACCAGCTTCTCTCTAAGCTGCTTCTGAGTTAATCCTGAATCTGCACCAACCGAAGTGCTTGGCTGAATCAAGTCAAATGCTTCAGGTGATTGAATGTTTGTGAACTGGCTCGACAACCACTACCTCCCGTTAAAGCCTGGTGCAGTTAAACCTCCAAAAGGAAAAGCTGGTTGGCTAAATAAATCTTGAAGGAAACCTGGCTCTTGTGGAGAATTCTTTAAGAATAACTCGCCTGCATCACCAACGCCAAAGGCTGTTGGATTCTGCTGAAACCTAGCAAATTGAGCAGGATCAATCCCTGAATCTAAAACTTTAAATGCATCAGAAACTTTAAGAGCACGAGAACCTCCGCCCGACTTCTTCCTAGCATCAGCTCTAATCTGCGTCCTCTTTAAGCGTCCAGCCTCTTTTAATTGCTCTAACTCTATTGCTCTTTGATGAGTAAGAACACCCTCAGCTTTCTCAGCCTCAAGCTCTCTAATCTTCGCATCTCTTGATAATTTATCTTTGAAGGTTTCTTTCTTTTCAAACTCTTCTAGGTCTAAATCTCTATCCTCAAGATCCTGCGCTCTCTTACGCTTCTCTTTCAATAGATCAGCCTCAGCTGTTTCTTGACCTTGCAAGCCTTTGAATAAGAAGCCAAATGCTGGGCTCAACTCGCCAGCTTTATTCAATAACATCTCAGGAGATTCTAGCAACATCTTCTTGATCAAACCTAAAGATGAATCATCTTCAACTCCCTCAAATTGGCCCTGCAAAGAACCTGCTATCTTCTTAGCCTTCTCCTTACGCTTTTTCTCCTCGCCTCTCTCTTTGATTAAAGGAGCTATCGTATCAGTCATGGCTCCACCAAGACCACCAATCGCACCTGTTAATATTCTTCCAAATCTACTCATTAGAAAAAGCCTCCTCTGTCTTGATCCGGACTCGTCATAATATCTATCTGATTAGACCTATCAAGTCTTTGATCTAAATTCTGACCAGCTTGCTGCATGAAACTAGCTATCTGAGGAGCTGTGAAAGCACCTGCCTGACTAGGATTAAAGAATGCTTGTCTAGTACTGCCAATACCCCTAGTTAGATTGGAGACTCTAGAGCTTCTTCTATTCTGTCTACCCGTCAATAATTGCTCGCCTCTTAAGAACTGATTACCTGTGAACCTATCAAACTCCTGGCTCATCTTCCCACCAACTCTATTAGCGATAGTGTCAGCCATTAAACTGCCACCTCTGATACCTCTACCCTGGAAGCTTCCTAATGCCTCTTGGAATAATCCAGTTTGAAATCTCTTAAGATCTCCTAGCTCAGCTTGCTTTAACTTATCCAAAGCAGCTTGATCTCCCTCTTCAATAGAAACAGGACCAGCTCCCAATGTCTCATCAAGCATAGAACCCAACTTCTTGCGACGACCGATTCCTCGCACATTCTCAGCTGCGATGCCTCTATTTAAACCAATAATATCTTCTGATAATTTACCAGCTTCACCAAGATCCAAAGTTGGAGAGACTAGCTCTCTTATCCCCTTGATCTTTCCACCTTTAACTTTTAATTGAAACTGCTCCCCATTTGTCTTCAGGAACTCTTTAAACTCTTTATTCTTGTTAAGATTGCCAGATCTCAATGCATTCATTCGATCTTTAAGCTCAGCACCCTCTAGACCCTCGCTCTTCTTAACAAATGCCTCAAGCGCTGCATCCATATTCTTTCTTCGATTAGCTTTACCCGTGACGATTCCACCTGCTTTAAAAGAAGCACCACCAAGACCCGGAAGAGCCATCCCTTGTAATCCAAAAAGATTCTGCTGCCTGAAGATCTGATTCAAGAGCTCCATTGCCTGCTCTCTATTAACTATCCCTGACTGCCCTTGAGCTGCCCCTTGAGCTGCACCGCCCACAGTTGAACCGATAGCTGAAATTATCGCTGCCATTGTTGCTGGATCTACCATTAATATGTTCTCCCTTTCTTGACTTCACTAGCTAAACGCATCCAATTATGACCCTGCTTACTAGCCGTCCGATTGGTGTTCTTTCTACTGATGCCCTTGAATGTCGTTGCTGGATTTCTTGGAATTCGTAAAGACCCATCAGCAAGATATTCTTTGCCAGACAACCCTTTTGTTACGATTCCAAATTGTGTTCTCCGACTAATCACTAATTATATTTTACCTTACTTTTTACCAAACACTCGATAGTTAATTCTCATCGATTGAATCTCAAAATCCTCTGCCGTACCCGTATGTTTAAGGGTCATTTTCAACAGCTTACCAATTGGATTAGCTAAATAAACTTCTACCGCTGAGAACCCTTCACCAGCATCACTAGTATAGTAATTGCCACTACTATCATCTGTCCAATTAGCAGAGCCATATTCACTATCCATCTGAGCTGGGATATTAAATGTCGTATATCCACTCTCTCCGTTCTCCCAAAGGTGGTTGACACCTATAGTTGCACCAGTGGTAGAACGCACGTAGAATGTAATCCACGCTATATCTTTGTTATATTCAGGAGCTCCAAAATCAAAGGTTGGAAGCTGATACTTAGTGATAATCGCATTCCCATCATAACTGAAGCCTGAATCTATATTAAAAATCTTTCTATCATTGAACAACATGAGGTCGCCAGTATTTCGATCCGTCACGCCACCATATAATTTAAGAGCTCCAAGTTCTTTCTTGGGAACCCATCTCGACTCTTCTGGTCCTGCGCCAAATCCATAGTTCATTACATAAACTTGATCAGCATATTTCTTATGAGAAGCTGAGGGAAAACCCCACCAGATTTCACTTCTCTTGTAATTATTCAATAGAAAACCTCTTCTAAAAGTCTTCTTATCAACACCCTCTAATACAGGGAAAATCTTCTCGCTCAATCCTAAAGGTCTAACCTGTTGGAAATTCTCAGCCAATGTCAATTGTGTCAAAACACCCTTGTTAGAAACAAAATAATGATCGTTGTCACCCTTCTGAACTATCAAACTTGAGCTCATAGCACCTATCTCACTATTCAATTCTTGGAATGCGAAATGAGGCTGAGGGTATAAAGTGCCAGGTGGGTTATCACCTGTCATAACAACAATGTTCTCTTCACAGTAAACAACTAAATTCTCATTAGATAGAACCCTCAGAGCCACAATATCACTCTTCGTATCTATATCCAAAAAGAAAGCAATATTAATCTCCAATGGATCATTGTTATTAAAATCACCAAACTCCATCACCCGAGAGAAATATAATCGTCTGTTCTTCGTATCAGCTAAGACAATACGGTTCTTGAAAAAGGCGCATGTCTTTGGGATACCAATATCTGAGGATGTCGGGTTAGTGGTTGCAGCTAAATAACTATTATCAACATTCCCATCCGCATTATTATCATGGGTATAACTAGGTGGCCAAGATACAGTAGTCACAGTCGTCTCAGAGATGAGTCTAGGAGCATTAACTGAGTCAACTATAAACAACTGACCATCACTTGTCTCACAAGCCTCTGGGCTACCTGTCCCGATCAATCCATCATTCAATGTGACGCGAGCACCAGATATAGGGTCTATTGACCTGATATTTGGATAATCATACGCTATATACTTGAACTTGTTGAACCCATCAGTGTAAGCGAATATACCATCATAATGGGATGCTACATCAGCAGTAAACTTTGCCGTGATTCCCTCTGACTTCTTTAAACCTTTCTTTCTGGATATCTGTACATTCTGAGCTCTAGGAGTCTCACCCTGTTCCAAGGTTAGCTCATTGTCTCGCTTGTTTAACCCGCGGTTAAAAGTCTCATAAACTAATGTTTGATTCTGTACCGTCATCTACCCAAAAACCTTCCACTTCTCGGATTGCTCTGGAACCTAAAACTCCTAAGCCCTTTCTTCTTAGCGGTTAGTTTATTGCGTTTCATTGCAGTCTTTAATCTCTTGAAAAATAATTGCTCATTATCACGCCACTGAGGATCACCAATATCTCTTCTGAAGTAAGCGCTGATGCCTGTCACTAATGCGTGCTCCAGGTCTTTATTAACACTAATACTACCCGTTGCCGTTGCATTCGTAACGTCTGGTAGTTCAACCTGATAATAAACCCTTAGAGAGTAAACCTGATCAGGAGCAGGTATCATCTTTACTGTGTTCTCAACGACGTAATAAAATAAAGGCTCCCCCGGAGTGCTCATCTGACGACTAAGGATCTCTCCAGTCTTCGATGTCACCATATCCAGGGGAGCTTTTAATGTGTTGTCTGTGTCAACTACCCATATATCATCTATAAGTTGAGGGTTCCAAGTCGTTTGACCACTTGTCTGTGTTAAGGTCGAGTTACCAGTACTAGTTGAAGCATCAACGAATGGAGTTGCAAAATCCCAGTCAGTTGAACTAGAGTGAATCTCTCGTATAGCTTCTTCACATGCGGCTAACCATTTTAGCGACGTCCCATTTGAATTTGTCAAATCTGTAGCACCTAACGGGCTCATGCCCATATGCCTACGAGCCTTGTTTATATAATCCAAATATGAAGCCATGCTTATCCTTTATGCGTTTACGTTCTTCTTAGCGGATTCAATTGATTTCTTGATTTCTTCTTTCTTCTTAGCAGCTGATAGAACCTTACTGTTTCCAACAATCTTCTTACTTGCTGCCTCACGAGCAGCTTTCGTTTCCTGTTCTAATTTCACTTTCTCTAAGTCTTTTCTTTTTTCAATAGCCTTCATGATTCGATCATATCCAGCATCACTTAGACAAGGCTTATTTGTTCTACATCTTCGGTTGTTCTTAGCTTGCTCAAAAGCTCCCTGCTCCTCAAGAAATTCAATAACCCACAAAGGGAATTCTCTACTTAGTTCTGGTTCAGCAGTATTTGGCAATATATCATGAACATCAGGTTCAAAATATATAATCGGAGTACCAGAAGCTAATGCTACTTGATCCTCACCACCAACAAGAGTCCTCTTAAAGATATCTACGACAGCTTTCCATTTTTCTTTGGTTGGCTGTTCTATAACTACCCTATAGACTGGATCTCTTGTCCACTCAGTGCCATTTTGGACGTGCGAACCGCGTTGTATATATCTCTCATAAAGAGCACCCTCTTCATCAAAATCATACGCGCCCAAATGGCACAGTGGAAAACTTTTCTTATTACTCGTAACAGGGTCGGTATAGTTGCCCATCAACCCTCCAAATTCACTTACAAATGGCATGTTCTTTTTCTCCTTCTTTTTCTATTTCAAATATACGGTCAGTTGTAATTAGCTAGTAGTCATACCAGATCTGTAACCTGCAGTCCATGGTTTATTAAGTTCAGTAGACCATGTAACACAAGCCATTCTCTTCTCATTGTCACCACCAGACAAAGATTTGTCTTGGCTAAATTCATAGAGTCTATGAATGATAACTTTGAACTGAGATGGATCTGGGATGTAAAGTATCTCATCATCAGCGATAGCGTCGGATACATGGAAATTAACCTGTACACCGTCAGCCAACCACTTATAGAAGTAAGTACCTGCTACACCATTAGTCTTAGAGTCAAGGAATGTTGTTCCGTGAACCTTAGGCTGGATTGCCAAGTTCATGAAGCTAAGAGTGTTTGGCGAGATGAATGCATCACAAGTTTGAACATCCATTCTACGAGTAAGATCGTTACGACCTCTAAACGCGCCTCTTTTTCTTAGTTGCTTCATATCCTCAGAAAGCATGTTAAGACTAAATTGCTCAGCTGTAGTTGGAGCATATCCACCGTTATTAGCGATGTAATGCAACGCACCACCTGCCATAGCATCAGGATGACCAGAAGTTCTAGTCAAGCTGTCAGCAGTCTTAGGGTTAGTACCCTCTTTCCTTGGGGAACGAACAACCTCATTCTCAAGATAGCCCATAATTACAGGCAATCTCTCTGCTCTTTGGTGAGCAAATGAGAACTCATCTGTTCCATCGGTCAAGTATCTTCCATCTTTACCTAGGTTGTCGATGATCAACTCTTCATTAAAGTTACTGAAGAAGTTGTGATCACTAATCGCGAACGTAGATACGTTCTCGTTTGAGTAATCAGCACCAACTGCTGTGTTCTTAGATAGCTGGATTCTTGCTCCGCTAGCCAAGTTTGTATCACTACCTGATAGTAAAGACACGCTCACGGTTGTACCGTCAACTGAAGTTACCAAATATACCGCTCTAGCACCAGTAGTAATTGTTGTCTTACCAGCACTAATTGAGTATGGATTGAAAATAGTAGTAGCCTCTAGAGTCATAGTGCCGCTTCCTGCGGTATATGCTGCTCCTAGAGTCAATACTGGTTTCTCAATCGCTTTCTGCGCCCACTGTCTCTTGGTCGGAACCTTGATCTCAGTAGTCGAATATTTTTTAATGATCGGGGTATCAATAGATACGCTAGAAATGTACGCAAGATTTTTCTTCTCTTGAACAGTCAGCGAGTCATTAAATACCGATGCATTGTTGATCGCAAATGTCATATTAACCTCCATTCATTGTTTTCAACTAACATGTCTATTATACCTTAGAAATGGAAGGGTTAATTTAACTGATCTAGGAGCTTCTCATACTGGACTGCATCATGCTGGGAAGCTGTATTATTGGACAACCTTTCCTCTATAGCAGCTATCTGCTTCTTAAGCACAGAAGTATCTCCAGACTTGGCTTTCACGGCTTCAGTGCCACCGCCAGTACCTGCTGTACTAACATTTTTGACACCACCTTTGCCCTTCATTGTGATACCCAAAACAGTCTGAACTCTATCAAAATGCTTCGTCATGATATCTTTGACATCTTTCTTATTAACAGTGCGATTTCCCAATTCTGCATTCTTCAATGCTATTTGAGTTTGAAGCTCATCAAGAATATATTTCTCCTCGACACTATCTTCTGCAACTTCCATGCCAGCCTCAGCTAGGTTGTCAAATAATTTATCAGCATAGTTTGTGATCATTGACTGAGCTGCTGTTCTTGCCTGCTCTCTAACTTGATACTGTTCTAACTGCTTCTTACTAGCAGCATCTCTCTCATCCAAGAGTTTCTGTAAATCTTTAGCAGTGAGAGCTTTTTCTTCTTTCTTCTCTTCAACTTCTTTCTTTGGCTCTTCTTTAACTGGCTCTTTAAGACTCTGGATCTCTTTCAATAATCTCTCAACGACATTATTCTCTTCTTCCTTAGCCTCTTCCTTCTCTTCATCGCCAAAATCAAAATCAGCAGTTGGATCTTTAATCGACTTTAATACGTCTTCCGCTGTCTCTTCTGATCCATCTTCTTTTGTTTCCGTGGTTTCCGTTGTGGTTTCTTCTGATTTTTCTTCTCGCTCTTTTGCTGCTTCTTCATCTGGGTCCTCCAAGAACTCCGCTAGTGGATTCTCCACCTCTTTGGTTTCTTCAACCTCTGTATTTTCTACTTCTGTGTTTGTTTCATCTACCATTTCTTACTCCTTTTCTCTGTCTTTATTCAAACGGTTCACAATCCGTCTAATACCTTGCTTCTCAAATGTATGACGGACTATAACTCCATCACTGACATTCTCTTTGCTATCAAAGATCTTAAAAGTCTTGGTTAAAGACTCCTCTTCCATCCATTGTAATATAAAGCCCCAAGACTTACCTGCTCTCTGATGGAGATCTTGAATCGCCAAATCTAACTCTCTATTAAAATCATTCACTCTATTTCCTCTTCTGTTTCAGTTTCTACTGCATCTGCTGTGGATTTCCTTGCTCCAACATCATCTGCTCTTTCAATCTCTGTTCCTGTGCGACTCTATCTTCTGGATCTAATGCTACATCTCTGTAATTAACACCACCAACTCTAGCCACTCGCTTGCTGAGTTTCTTGACATCATACTCATTAAGCATTGTTGGTACATTGGTTATAATTCCTAGCAACCTATCTAGGTTGTTCATTTCAAGCTCTCTGTTAAGTGAAGTACTAGAACCAGTAATAACTACATCAGATACCTTAACTGGATGAGTTAATAAGCGATATGCCAAAGCATCTGAATATTCAGGAGCTGGTTTAATACGCTTCACGCTATTCTTCATAATATCTATTTGAGTCTGCGTTTGCTGCATCTCAAGAGCCATTTGCTCCTTAGCCTGTAACTTCTGCTCCTCGAACTGTTGAGCTAGTTGCTGCATCTCTTCTTCTGATTGAACTGCAGGCTCTAGTAAACCAGTCTCAGGATTAGGGATTGGTGGTGGTGGTTCAAATTCAGTCTGATCTATCTCTTCAATCTGATCTTTAAGAGCACCAACCTCTTGATTAGCCATCAGGATATCAAACGTCAATTGCTCCTGCTTAGCTATCTCTTCCCTATTCTCAACAAAGAACTCTCTATATAACTCTTCAATATTACTGAACTCTTTCAGCCTATTAAACAGATCACTCTCAGGAAGAGCTCTCTCTAATAGTTGATCTTGCTCCTCTTCTTCTAGTGCTTCAAACTGATCTAATAACAAAGGACTGGACCCTATCAACTCTTCAATCTCTCTGATTAAATGTTGCTGAGTATGTTCAACCCTTGCAGCTAAACTGTTCTTCAATATCTGACGATCATACTCCCTACCAGCATCTCCCTGTCTATCATCAGCACCTGCCGCTGACTGACTAATCTCTGTTGCTGTCTTCTTAGTGACATCACCACCAGCTATGTTCTGAGCTGTGATACCAACTGACTTCTCCATCTCCTGAACAACAAACTGGATCGTCGCTATATCATTCTCAATAGGGATTCCATTAGGTCCAAAGATTGGCTCTAAATCCATACCAGGTGGATAGATTTTACCTGCCTGTAATGTCTGCTCCTCAGTATCACCTATCTGATCAAAGTCATTAAACGCTGCTGACTCACCTGCCTGCTTCATTGGTGGATCAGCATTCATTGCTGCCTTAACTGACATGCCTGTGAATATCTGATTTAAAAATGCTTGATGATCAAGAAGAGGGATGAGGGGACCCTTGTGGTACGTTATATTCGGAAGGGTTGTACCATAGGTCCCATGAATAAGGTCATCCTCACCCTCATACTCTAAAACTTTAGCGCTAAGAATAAAGACATCACTTCCACCATTAACTTCGGTCTTGTCTTTACCTTGACGTAATTTTGGCTGATAGGCAACCGTGAAAACAAGCCCATGGCCTTTGCCTTCTTTTTCTGAATCTATGACGATTTCACCACTGTCATCAGCCAAAAATAAACTTGGGAACTTGATATCCCTCAATAATACTTTGCCAGCTGGGATATCAAAATCATCTAAATCTGTAGAGACCATTGAAGAGCTCTTAGTATGATGATCATTATCCACATCTGTATTAATCTCTTGAGTTCTAGGATCAATAGCTCTTACTAACTCTTGATCATAATCACTACGAGAGAGTAGATTCTCATAATTCTCTAAATACTTATAGACCCTTGCACTACGTCTCCAATTCCCCACTTTAGGGAAGAATTGAACGTCTCTAGCATTAACGGAGAGAGGTCTAACAACCCCTTGATCCTCATCGAAATAATGAATGAATGCTGTCTCACCATAAGCTATTGTCTGGAATAAACCTGTGTTGTACTCAGATTGAATATCAAACCTGACATTCTCTTTGTCAATAATGTTCTCCCAGCAAAGGTTGTAGTTAGGGATGAAATCACTAACATCTCTAGTTCTGAAGAACTTACTGTTCTGCATCTTAAAACCAAACCAGCTGCTATCAACTGGGAATATAAACTTCTTCAATCTAACCAATAAGGTTTGAGCGATTTGGTGTAGCGCTGGGTAGTATAGGTCCTCTTCTGCTGAACCTGATTCGCCATCTGTCTCCTGCTTTCTAACTGGAACTCCATCAACAATCCGCTCAACTGGCTGGATTCTATCTGATGACATGTCTGGATATCTAAGCTGAAGAGCATCCTCAACGGCATTATAATAATCGTCCAGCTCTTTACCATCCACCTTACTGCGGTCAATAACTGCTGAGATATGACGCCTTAGAATCTCTAGGCGATCTTTCTTAAATTTGCTTATGTCTAACTTTTCTGCCATCTTATGGTTTCGTGTTGTAAAGAGCTTTGATGTTTACACCTGAAAAAGTCGTTGTGTTATTAGTTACAACCTTGGCTCTTAAATATGTATTAGGGTTTACTGTAGCACCTAGATCTATTCTCTCTTGTAGATCCGTGCCACTACTTGTCCCTGTAATTGTAGCGAATGTTGCCAGCGTGAATATATGCTGAGCATCTGAGAAATCTTCCTCATCACTTTCTTCTATCGTCACTATCATCGTATGAGCTACGTCACCTGATGGTGCATCCAAGAAGAGAAGGAAGCTAAATTTATCCTTGTCAACTGTTGAAAGAACGGCCGACTCGTCCGTACCTGACGCTGAATATGATTGATCTGATCTGAAATTATAAAATCCGTCTGCCATTTTTTACTCCTAAGAAAATGATCAGGCGGGGATGAAAAGAGCCCAAACCCCGCCATCTCAAATCTGTTATTACGATACGATTATGATGTCGTAGAACAACTTAGCTTTACCTGCTGTAAGAGCTGCTGTTCCGATACTCATAGTGAATGAACGCTCTGAGCTATCTTTATCAACAAAAGTTGTCGCATCAGTAGGATCAACGTCAGTCTTATGAAGACCCGCTGTTGCTGCTGTTGTGATCGCTGTTGCTGTTTCGATACCAGTAGTAGCGCCAGTAACACCATAAGCTACTGTAGCTGTAGCACCAGCTGCTGCTGTTTCCCAGTATACGTTTACGTCAGTAACAACCGCATTAGCAGGAAGTTGACTTCCTCTAAGGCTGATGTCGCCAATCGCTCCGCCATCAACATCAAAGTCATATTCTGCAACGCAGTATGGCTTTAAGTTGTAAAGAGTACCGTTTTTAAGTACGCTTAGTCTCTTTGATGTGTCGTCAAAGTTGATGATCATCTCTCTAGGATTTGATGCTGCAACCTCTTTCAACGATGTAATGGTGCTTTCACTTGACTCATTATCGTCATCAATCTGACTAATGTTGTTAGTGATTGCCCCAGTGATTTTATGTAGTGTATCTAGTGACATGTATTTCCTCCAATTATCTATTTACCTTATACATACGCAGTTTACCTGCTTTGTTTTTCGCGGGAACTGAACTGCCTTTTCTTCGAGCAACCTGTTCCGTGATCAGATTCGGGAATAGATTAACAACCGCGTACCCTAGAGCGTCAAACAAATGATCAAAGAATCCGTCTTTATATGGAGCTTCATCCTTGTAGTGTTGACCTTCAGGGGGCTTCTTGTAAACCCATCCTGTTTCCAATCCCTCCACAATTATACCGCAGCTTTCAGAACCGTCGGGTGCAATATACGTTCCAGCATCTGGCTTAACGATTAAACCCATTGCATCACCGCGTTTGCGGGTTGCGATAGCTCTAATTGCTCTAGCTCTATCTACTGGTTTTGATGTCTTCCAGAACACTTTATTACCAAATCTCTTCTTCAATAACTCTGCTGCTGGTGGTGCTGTTCCCTGAGCATTACGAGTCTTACCTGCCGGATCTACAAAGAATCTAAAGTTATCACCAATCTCTGGGAAATGTTGAGCCAAGTAAGCTGAGACCCTTTCCATGAAGGCAGCTAGCTCCTCATCCTCTGGTAATAAACCACCATGTACTACTAACCTGTTTAATGAATCAACCTGACAGAATACAGCCGATGGGAAATGTGACCCAAAGTCTAGGCCGATCTCCATTGGCTTTCCTGGTACTAAGCCTGAATATGGCTGACAATGATCTCTGATTGAGAACTCTGGTATAACCTGCTTACCAACTGGAACAGCAAAACTAAGCTCATACTCTCTCTGCCATGTATGCTCAGTAATACCCCTAGCACCTGGTAATGATTCACCCTCAACATTTGTTCCATAATGCTCTTTGCAAAACCATTCGTATGTACGCTTCTCTGGGTGAGCTGTATAGTGAAGCAATAATAAGTTCTCATTGTCCTTATTAGTCGTCTTCATTAAACCTGTGATCTTACATTTCTCCTGCAACTCAGGATCTATCTTTGATTCAATATTCATCAATGGTTTGATCTCTGCCCCTGGTGCTAGCTTCTTAACCTTCTCCTCAAATACAGTCCCGTACTCTGGAGTTGATACTAAGATCGCACGACATTTACCACCCTCAATAGATGGATACAATGCTGCCATTAACTTCTCTACATTTCCCTCAAAGAACGCAAGCTCATCTGTAAAGACGTTTGTCATCGTGAAACCACGGATGTTATTCGGGTTAGCCGTAAATGCTCTAATCTCTGATTCAATAGCAGGATTAAGCATCCTATCTGACAAAATATGTTTACTAGGCTTCAAATCTGGGTAGAATGGGACTCTGCGGTCTAAATGGTTATAGACCATCGCACATCTATCTGCTATGACAGCCTTTGCATGATCCTCTGTCATTGAAATGATTCCATTCTTAGAATATGGCTCAAAAATCAACTGATGCAACATGTATGTCGAAACGACATGGGTCGCCATTAATCGCCTAGACTTACAAATCACTGTGGACTTATTCTCTAATATCTCTTTGAGGATTAAACGAATATACTCAAATCGTGGCATCAACTTAACAGGGTTGTCCTTGTCAGACTCATCCACTGTAAAGACCTGCTCCACCATCCAAACGAATGGATTGGCTCTATATAGATCAAACTTCCCTTCTACGAATTGAGGATCGTTCCATTGCTCATCTGTAAATAGATATGGAAGATCTCTCATTCTATAGTGTCCACCTTATAATCAATCTCTTTTCTCTCTCTGTTATTGGCCATCTTCTTGAGAAACTCATTAGATCCGAAGGTGTGAACCACCTGCTCAGCAAACTCACCCGTAAGGGTTCCTTTCATCTTCACAGACTCTAAGAACAGTTTAATCACATCCTTACCAGCAATATCATCTTTCTGCAATGCCTCCATAGCCCTTTGATAAAGCTTGTCAGTAACAGGCTCGATCATATCCAAAGCCTTGGTTATAATCTTGGCATCCTGTTTAGCCACTTTGTCCTGAACAACGTCAATTCGCCTGGAATGAACCTCAGCCTTTAACTTCTCCCAGTCATCAACATCTCGCCAACTCTTGACTGTACTAGGCTTTAGGCCCAGTTGAGAGGTGATCCCGTGGGTACTCTCACCCATTAAGTACATTGTGAGAGCGGCAGAATACTTTGACGTTCTTACCGCCGCTTGATGCCCTTTATCAGAACCAGCTTCTGATCTGCGAAGCGCCTCGGTCTCTTCAACCACTACCTTCTCAATCTCTGAAGCTATCTCGACATCCACTTCCTTTGCAAGTGGAGTCCTTAATTTACCTTTGAGTGATTCCTTAAACTTTTCTAATGCATTAGTTGGAGTTATCTTTCTGTTGTACGACATTAGACTTTCCCTCTGCATTGTTGATAGCGTTTAAAACTGCCTGTAACTGTTGCTGGGACTGAGCTACCTTGACCTGTAAGTCAAATGCCATCACCTTCAATTCTGGTATTGAAAGGGCTTTTGCTCCCTGTTCAAACTTACTAGGAGCTTCCTTCTTTACCGCTGTCTTTTTCTTTTCCGTTTTCTTTGTCATTTTCGCCTCCGATTTCGCTTATTTTGTCCGAAAAAAGTTCTATTTCGCCAACCCACTGAGTTGCCTGTTCTGTGTCAGGGATTAATGTAATGACAAGATCCTCTGTTCTGCCATCTATCCCAATATCTGCCGTTCCCTTAAGTTTCTTTGGCATAAATGTATAATCGCTTTTGCCAACTAATTGAACCGCCTTATCATCTCTTCTAATTAATGCTGTTCTTTCTGCATAGTAATTTACTCCGCCTGATGAAAGCACCCTCACCCTTACACCAACGCTTGTATTTTTAGGGACCTTAAATGTCTTCACTGGACAAGGCTTGCGATTCTTTGTCACCGTGCGAATTTTAAAGAGTTTTGCATAACTAGACAATATGGCATCTTTACCGGGATTACCCTTTTCACCGCGCTCGCCCGGGATTCCTGGTAATCCTGGCTCCCCACGTAACCCGCGCTCCCCTTGTAAACCCTGAAGACCAGTATCTCCCTTTGGGCCTTGCTTGCCCTCTAAGCCTTGTTTTCCTTGTAAACCGTCTTTACCAGGTGCACCTTGCTCCCCGCGCTCGCCTTTCGGCCCCTGAGCGCCCTGTGAACCTCTCTCACCTTTAGGACCTGGGTCACCTTTAAGCCCTCTAGGGCCTTGATCGCCTTTAGGGCCTACGACACCTTGCCTGCCTGGCTCTCCGCGATCTCCCTTTGGGCCCGCTACACCCTGAGCGCCCTGAGCACCAGCTTGACCCGGTTCCCCTTTGGGACCCCGATCTCCTTGCTTTCCAGTGTTCTTTATTGCCTTTCCGCCAAACATTGCTTTCTCTATTATAATATATATATGTACAAAGGGGTTAAGATCTTAATCGTTGATGACAACCCTGGCGACACAGACCTGTTATTAACTGCGCTTGAGAATATCCAATCTATTCTAGAAAAATACCTACTCAGTTAAAGGACAGCCCTTGATGACCTGCATCATCTTCTCGCGCTCACTCTTTGATTTCCTTATTCGATTCCTTGTGTTTACACATGCCCAGAACACGTGATACAAACTAATTACTGATACAATCACTAAAAACAACAGCAAGCCATATATGACAAAGTGAGTAGTGATATCTCGCCATAAATAATCAAACATCTAGGTCAATCACTCCACTTTGTTTCATCAAGGTCTGCTTCATTAGTAACTTGCTCATCTTTTGATACTCTTTTTGTTCTTCTTGTAAATCGGTAATGCGTTTCAATAAGTACCTTATTGCAAAGTACCCTGTGACCTTTAAGAATATTATAAAGCATATTAACAGATAGACAACAAGGGACTGACCCTCAAGAGAGCCTAATAACATAGACACAAATTGTCCAAGTGCTTTTTCCATTAATATTTGCTCTCAATATCTATTGTATTACACTTTATTGTTAAGGGAATATAATTAGTCTATAAATATAACTTTAGGGGTGAAGGTTGGTGCTGGTGGCGCTCCTGCCTGACTCTCTTCAGCTCCTATAGTGTAGAAGCTTGCAGAATCGCTTTGGTTTTGATATTCGGCACTTACCCAGTTGGCAGACAATGCCC